ATGAAAGCAGCATTTTTAATTAGATGTAGTACCACCCAGCAAGACTATGATAGACAGATAGACGACCTTACAAAGGTTGCTAACAGCTATAAGTTTGAAACATCACCAGACTTAATTTTTGGTGAATATATTACTGGTAAAGATGATACTACTAAGAAGGATAGAAAATCTATAGAACTTATGAAAGAAGCTGCTAAAGCTCATAAGTTTGATGTTCTGCTAGTAAATGAAGTTAGCCGAATGAGTAGAGATAGTGTATCTGGTAGAGTTTATGTAAGAGAGCTTAATAACTTTGGCATACCTACATACTTTAGAGATAAAGGTAAATGGACTATTAACTTAGAAACTAGAGAAGTAGATGAAGCTTTTGAAAAAGAACTAGGTTTATACTTTGATGGTGCTGCTGAATATCTAAAGAGTATGAAAACCTTTACAGCATCTGGAAGAAGAAATAGATTAAGAGATAATCAGATGATACAAGGTAAGATATATGGATATAAAAAGTTAGGCGGTAAAGATAAGTATAATAGAAATACATTAATAGTTAATGAAGAAGAAGCTATTATAATAAAGTACGCATACAATACTTATATAGAAGAAGGTAGTACTATTAAATCTACAGCTTTAGCTATATCTGCTAAGTTTGGATTTGATTGTAGTATAGGTAAAGTATATCATATCCTTAAAAATACTAGCTATCATACTGGCTATACCACTGTTACCACAATAGACCCAGATACAAAGAAAGAGGAAGTATTTAAAATAACATTTGATACTATTATAGATGAGGAACTATATAATAAAGCCACTAAGAAACTAGTAGGTAATAGAGCTAGTAAAGTGATGAGAAGTAATAAGCAGAAAAAGTATCTACTATCCAGATTAGTTAAATGCTCTTTTTGTGGTGCATCTTATACACCATCTTTAAAGTCTACTGGCTATGTTAACTGGAGGTGTCATAGTCGTATTAATAACTCGCATCCAGATTGTAAATGTGAAATTAATCTTAATGATGATAAACTATCTACTGTAGTATGGGAACTTATAAAGAAAGAACTGTTACCACTTACTACATATAATAAAGAAGAAAAAGAAAGACGAACGGAAAAGGAGAAAGAACTTATAGATAAACTTAATGAGGATATAACATTATTAAGTAAGGAGCTAAAGAATGTAGATAAGACTTTAGAAAGAGCTTATACAGCTTATATATCAGCTCCAGAAAGTGCTGCTAAGCTGGCTTTAGATATGTATAATAAGACGCTTATAGAAACAACATCTAAGAAGGATGCTATTAATAAAGATATAGAAACAAAGAAGCTACATATACAATATGCAGAAAACAGAATAGACCGATATAATAGAGTAGATTTTACTACTGACTATCTCAATGATATAGAAACTGACAACAGTAAGAAACGGCAAGTATTTGAAGAGTATATAGATGCTATATATCCTTATAAAGCTGGTTATAGATTAGCAGTACTGGAAGTACATACAACTACTGGAGATTGCTATTATATCTTACTGGATAGCGGACAAAGAAAGCATCAAATAGCTACCTATATAAGATATGAGTTTGCTGTATGGCAAAACAGTAATAACAGATATAAAGCTATAGAATCTGGAGATTACTTTTATTGTCCTAATGCTTCTAACATAATGGAAACAGAAGATTTAGTAGAATATCTTAGCTTTAGAGAAATAGAAAAGGTATGTAATCTTAATAACTGGATATTAGATTATAGTGGCTATCCTAATAACCCTAATAAGAATCTTATTAGTAATATAGAGAAATATAATGCAACAAAAAATAAAGAAAAAATAGTATAATATATAAAATTTTATATATCTTTGTCCTAACTAAATTCTTAAAGATATGCAAATAAATTATCACATAGCCATAGTAGAAAGGTCTGTAGTAACTAAAGACCTAAAGTTTACTGTTAATCAAAGGAAAGTGTATAGAGAGCCAGAGGCTTACGAAGTATTAAATGGATTAGAAAGCTATGATATTGAAAGTGATTTCTCAAAGTATGTATATATGGTAGGAGATTCCCTTTATATTCAAGGTCATTGTATAGTAAATGATAAATATAAGAGTAATGAAATAATAAGAAGTTTATCTATTTATGATTTCTCACATTCAACTATGTATGTCAAATGCTATATATTCCTTTTTAGTGAAACTTATAAGGTAAGTTGTCGTACTACTACGGCTAGTAGTTACTGGAAATTATTACTTAAACTTGCAGCTGGAGGATAAATTAATATTTATCTAATATAATTACAAACTTAATTTTAAAATTTATGGAAAATCTACAAGAATTTCAAGAAGTAAAAGATGTTATTGATGCTTTTATGGCTAAAGGTAACAAAGTTGAAAGATTCAAAGAAATTACACAATATCTAAATGATAACTACGGTGTAAAGTAAAATAAAAAAGCCAGCTCCAAATAAGGAACTGGCTTTACTCTTTAATATATTAAGCTATCTATAAAGTCTATATAATTTAACCTACTACAGTGTAATCTCATATACTCATTTTTTTCTGTATCAAAACTAATTATTCTACCATCATCCATTACATAGATACCCACAACTTTTGTAGTACCTTTAACTATTCCATAATAAGCAGTACTATTAGCTTTATCTTCTTTTGGAAGAGTTATACCATACTTTCTATATTTAATAATGCTATCATTACTAATATAAGGATTAGCTTTTACTTTCTTAGCTAATTCATTACTTTTCTGGAGTATCAAATTATCATAGTATCTAATGGAATCTATTGCACAATAATCTCTTTGTACTACTGTATCTACAATCTCTATATTATTTTCTTTAGCATAAGTTTCTAATGGATTATTAGACTTATTGCAGCTTACTAATGTTATCAATGTGATTAATAAAATAAATAATGTCTTTTTCATAATGTGTATTTTTTAGCGTATTGTTTAGGTAATAAATAAGTTTCTTTATCTATATCTCCAGTTTTATAAACCGTACTATTAGGTAATGATTTATTTTCCAGTACTACTACTTTATCTGCTATCATTTTCTTAATATCTCTATAGCTAAATAGATACATAGTATCACCAAAGAAATAAACCATCCAGCAGTTATTAGTAGTTCCATTATTCTATAGTATATCCATATAATCTAATTTCTGTTTCTCCATTATATAAGTATCATAGTTTTCATATCTAGGATTTCTATTCTTAATCTCTACTCCTACTACTTTACTTTTATATGTAAAGAAACAATCTATCCTATCATAATCTCCTTTAGTAAACTATATATCAGTAACTCCTTTACTAAGTAAGAACTACTATAATTTCTATCTACCTATAAGTTCACTTTTCTAATATCCGTTCATAATGATTAAATTTTAAAGGTCATACATATATTTTATGTAATCTACATCTATTATTATTTGTTCCCATTCCTCTTTAGTTATACTAATTATCTGCTTTAAATCTAGTTTATTACTAGAATGATTATCTATCCACATTTCAGCATCATATATTTCTGTATAGGCTTTAATACTTTCTTTATATTCTTTCCACAACTTAAATACTAAACTTTTATTAATACACCATTCAGAATTAGGTAGACAAAACTTTTTATATTTATTTTGTAAGGATGTTTCCACTGCTTTATCTCCTATAGTAACATCTAATATCCTAAAATTTGGATTATCTGTTTTATATTGTATAAATCTGCTTTCTATATTTTCTGTATATCCTATCTTTATAAAAGAATCACTTTCTATTAAGTATATCATATAGTTTAAATTTTAAAGGTTAATTTCATTTTATCTATCATATATCCTTTAGTAACTTTTCCTCCTATTCTTTTGCTTTTTTCTACAGCATCATAGTAAGGAGATTCTGTTATTAAGGATGCTTTTACTTTTAGTTCTATTCCATACTTATTAAAGAGCTTAGCAAATATTGTTTTTAAATCCTTAGTGCTAATAAATCCAGCTCCTATTTCAGCATATATATCTCTGTAAACTCTTTCCAGCTTTATTTTATCAGCTACTCTAGCTAACATTTTTTCTTTATTATAATGGAGTGTATGTATTTCTGTTACAGATAAGTATTTAACAATATTCTCAAACTCTGGATAATCAGTTAAATATTCCTCGCTCCTAGTAGATAGATAATCATTTAATAAGTCTTTATAGCTAATTGTTATAGCTTTCTTAACTTTAATATTAAAATCATCCCAGATTTGTTGATTAGTATATATGCTAAATCTTTTACTCTTATTATAAGCAGCTCTTATACCAAACCCATCTTTATACTGCTTTCTGATTGACTGCTTATAAATAAATGATTGTCTTTTAAGCTCATTAATTTTCATTTCTCCATTAACTATAGAAATAAGAGATTTTTCTAAGTTTAAATCCTTACTATAGGATTCTCTTTCCTCATTACTCATTTTTTGCCAACCAGATATTTTAAGTTTAGCATCAGATTCTTTATCACTCATTAGCCGGTTAAACTCATTATCATCTAAGATATGATTATTATTACTATAAAAGTGTACTATAAAGTTTCTAAATATGTTATGGTACTCTTTATTATCTCTTAATCTACCTACTATTTGCTCTAATGTTGTAGATATATCTACTAAGGTAGTATCTCTGTAACCATCGCTTACAACAACAACTAAAGCATTATTACTAAACATATTACAACCTTGAAACCCTTTCTTTGTAAAGAAGTTAATCTTTTTATTAGGGTTGGTTACTGGCTCTATCTCATAATCTCCTAATATTTTCTTATTACGGATTCTATTAGCACAACTGATTTTAACCAACTCTGGATTTATCTTTAAAGTATTTACTATTTGCTCTATACCAGTAACAGTATTAAAGAAAATAAATAACTGTTCTACATCTATACCACCTATATTTAGACCATTTTCTAAAAACTCATTTATAAAGTTAGTAACACCAGTGATAAGTTTAGTAGTCTTATATCTCATTACATTTACTTTCTCTGTTTCGTCCCAGATTACTTTATAATGTGGTAATTCCTTAAATGCTGGTATCTCAAAACTAATATCTATAGGAGTAGCAGATAATAAAGAATAATGGTTAAACAGCTTGATAGTTTCTAATAGCTTAGTTATTGAATCCTCCCTATAATCCATTTCACTTAATAATAAATGATACTCGTCTACTACTATATACCAATCATTAGGATTATCTATCCATTTTAATATCTTATTACTAAAGCTATCATAAGTAACTGCTATTTTCTTAATCTCATTCTCTTTACAATACCTTCTAAACTCTGGCTCATATACTCCAGCATAACATTTAAAGATATTATATTTATTATTCTTATCTGCTGCTATACTATCTACTAAATCTCTAAATGGACACACTATAATATAATTCTTATCACAATTTGCAGCAGAATATGTACCGCCTACATCTGGCTTAGTCTTATTTATAATTCCATCTGGTAATCCATTTTTAAATAATTCTAATTCACTTAAATAACGGTGTGAGCCACCTTTAATAATAATTTCATTCATTTTTGATTAGTTTTTAGGGTTAAATTAAAAATATCTATCTAAAGTGTGTTTTTAAGGTTGTAACTTTTTTTAGTCTTATATAGGTAACAAAATAATTTTTTGGTTACATTGAAAATCAAAGAAAAGGGCTACTTAAAGCCCATTTTCTCGATTCAACCTAAAAAAATAATCATTATGTTTATCTATTGTTGCAAACACTTTCTCTAATTTTTCTATAACAAATATATAATATTTTTTTAGCGTTTCCAAGTGAATAAAAAATTATTTTTCTGATTTTTTATTAGACTACTTTAGGCTTTAATTTACGTCAAAATCTGGTATTTGAGTGATACAATTTTCTTAAAAATCAAGTATAAATAAGCATATATTCAATATTATAAATTTATGCTATAACTATTTGGAATACAGTTTAATTACATATATATTTGCTATAAGAATATTGATAGAAACAACTATAAATAATAACTATAATATGCCTACTTTATAGAAAGCTTCTAAAATTTATCATAACAGATAGGTAAATAAGGAATAGAGAACTGATATTTATTAGAGTAAATAGTGGAAAAAGTTAAGACTATCTTATATAATGTAGCATCCACTTTGTGAAATATGCTTAGCTTTAGGTAAGACTACTCCAGCAGAAGATATACATCATAAGGATAGCTTTCTAAACTACTCTGGAAATATGAGATTAAAAGTAGCTTATGATTATAATAATCTTATAGCTTTATGTAAATAGCATCATTCTTATTTACATAGAAATGGAACAACACACGGACTAAATTTAGATGCTGTTGTTAAAGAATTATCTCCTATGGTGTAATAGTAGCACAACTTTCTCTAAAAGAGTGAGATTCTGGGCGGAACAGAATGGGAGGACTAAACTTATTAAATAGATTGAAATATGAGAATAGACAAATTTATAAAAACTAATGATACGAAGGTAGAATAGCTTACTAAAATGATGGCTGAAACCTTAGTTAATGCAGAAGGTATAGCTAATTTAGCTTACTTATGGGATTTAGAAGATAGTCAGATTTATTTAGATTATTAGGACAAATTAAACCAGTTATCAGTAGAAAGGAAAAAACAATAATGAGTAATTTTAAACTACCTACTGGACTAAATAAGGAAACTAGGGATTATATGAAAGATGTAATTTCTCACCTTACAGAAGCTGGAGTAATGGAAAATGTAGATACTGCTGCTTTAAATATGTTAGCTAGATGTTACGATACTTTTGTATTAGCTAGTAAGCAATTAGAAACAGACGGCTTAACTGTTAGAAGTGATAGGGGTAATATATCAGAACATCCACTAGTAAAAGTTAGAAAGGATGCCATTACACAATCAATTAAGATAATGACAGAGTTTGGATTAACCGCTAAATCTAGAGCTAAGTTACCACAAATGGAAAATGCAGATAGTGAGTTATCACCATTAGAACAGTTTGTAAAGAGTAATAGGGAGGTAAGATAATGAGTAATAACATATTTACAACATTAGGAGCTTCAAATCATTCAGAAGGAAAAAGAGAAGAGAATGATTTTTATGCAACAGAGCCAAAAGCCATAATAGAGTTATTAAAATATGAGAAGTTTAATAAAGATATTTGGGAGTGTGCTTGCGGTTAGAATCATATAGCAAATGTATTAAAAGATAGTGATTATAATGTACGTTGTTCAGATCTGATAGAAAGGATAAAAGGAATAGAAATTAAAGACTTTTTAGCTGATACAAATACTGAATTATGGAAAGGAGATATTATTACTAATCCTCCTTATAAATATGCTTAGCAATGTATAGAAAAAGCATTAGATATTATACCAGAAGGAAACAAAGTAGCTATGTTTCTTAAAATTCAATTTCTAGAAGGAAAGAAAAGAAAACTACTATTTTAGAAATACCCACCTAAAGTATTATATGTTAGTAGCAGTAGATTAAATTGTGCTAAAAATGGGGACTTTGAAACTTATAAAAATAACAGTGCTATTGCTTATGGTTGGTTTATCTGGGAGAAAGGTTTTAAAGGTGATACTATAATTAAATGGTTTAATTAACTATGAAAGGATATTACCATTATGTAGAAGATGTACTTAATGGTAAAATAGTTGTTGGAGAGCTTATAAAATTAGCTTGCTAGAGATTCAAAGATGACCTACAAAGAGAGGATATTTATTTTAATGAATCTGTAGTAGATAAAGCTATTAATTTTATAGGCACTCTTAAACACTTTATGGGTAAATCCAGTGGAAAGCATTTTAAGCTGGAGAACTGGTAGCAGTTTATAATAGCTAATATAGTTGGCTGGTACTGGAAAGATGGAAATACCAGACGTTTTACCAGCTCTTATATAGAAGTAAGTAGAAAGAATGGTAAAACAGCTTTAGCAGCTGCTTTATGTCTTTATTATTTAATAGCTGATGGAGAAGATGGAGCAGAAGTAGATTTAGCTGCTAACAGTAAAGAATAGGCTAAAATTGCATTTGAGTTTTGTAGTAGCTTTAGTAAATAGTTAGACCCTAAAGGAAAATATTTAAAGCCCTATAGAGATAATGTATAGTTTGCTTTAAATAATTCTAAGCTGAAAGTATTTGCTGCTGATGATTCTAAACTGGATGGATTTAATGCCAGCTTTGGACTTATCGACGAATATCACGCTGCAAAGAATAGTAAGGTTAGGGATGTTATTAAATCCTCAATGGGTATGCGTAATAATCCTCATCTATGTACTATTACTACTGCTGGTTTTGATAAAACTTTACCTTGTTATAAGCTAAGAAGTACATCTATAGAAATACTTAATAAGCTAAAGACTGATGATAGTATGTTTATTGCTATCTACTCTTTAGATGATAAAGATGATTGGACTGATAAAGATAATTGGGTTAAATGTACTCCAAACTTAAATGTTACTGTAACAAGTAAGTATATTAAAGAATAGGTACAAAGTGCTATTAATAATCCTAGTGAGGAAGTAGGAGTAAAAACTAAAACCTTAAATCTTTGGTGTGATGTTGCTGATGTTTGGCTACCAGAAAGCTATATAGTCAAAGCCAGTAAAGATATACATTTAGAGGACTTTAGAGATTGTGAATGTTATATAGGTGTGGATTTATCTGCTACATCAGATTTAACGGCTGTATCTTATCTTATTGAGAAGGATAATATTTATTACTTTAAGACTGATTATTATTTGCCAGAATCAGCTTTAGTAGATAAGCCAGATAGAGAAACTTATAAGCTCTGGAAACAATAGGGATTAATAACTATTACTACTGGTAATGTTACTGACTATGATTATATTACTAATGATATAGTAGCTGCTAGTAATATCTTAAATATACAAAAGATAGGATATGATAAATGGAACGCTACTTAGTGGGCAATACACGCTACAGAGATAGGACTACCATTAGAAGAATATCCTTAGACAATGGGAAACTTTAACCGTCCTACAAAAGAATTAGAACGGTTAATATTATCTGGTAATACTGTTATTGATAACAATGAGATTACTAGATGGTGCTTTAGAAATGTTGAATTAAAATCAGACTATAACGGAAATGTTAAGCCTAATAAAGGTATAAAATCAAAAAAGATAGATGGAGTTATAGCTATTATATAGGCTTTAGGAATGTATCTTACAGTTCCTCATTATAGCAATGAAATATTAACTATTTAAGAATTATCATCCATATAACTTAATATGGTTTCTATTCTGCGTAATAAATCATCTGTTCCATTAACATTACCATAAAGTACATCATTATAAAGATTTTTTACATCATTTTTAGCTATTACTAATATTTGTTTAGCATTACTACCTACTACAGTCCTTTCTATTACTCGTGTAGGTACATCATTAGAAGATGATTGATTTTCTATCTGTTCTTGCAAATCTTCACACTTTTCTTTATAATCAGCTAATTCTGATTGACAGCTAGCTAATTGTGATTTACAATCATTAGCTTCTTTTTCTAATTGATTATATTTAGCTTGTAAAGCATCATAATCATCTTGGCTAGTACCACCACCACAAGAAACTAAACACAACGGAAATAGTAGCAATAATAAACTTTTTCTCATAATCAATAATTGTTAAGTTGGGACAAAGATACGAAAAATATATAATAAATGGGATTTTTTAGTAAAAAGAAAAAAATAGAAGAACGTAGTAATCCATTTGATTATTTGATGTATAATAGCACTGGAAGTTATACAGAAAGTAAGGCTTTACTACTTAGTACGGTTTATAGGTGTATAGAAGTAATATCTGATAGTATTGCTTAGCTACCATTAGAGCCATATAAAATAGATAAAGACGGATATAAGATTAAATATACAGAGCATCCTACTTATAGCTTACTAAATAGAGAGCCTAATAATAAAATGACTAGGTTCACATTTATAAAGACTTTGGTTATTAGTATGCTTTTAAAAGGTAATGGATATGCTTATATAGAAAGAGATACTAATGGAAATGCTAAGGCATTACACTATATTCCAGCAGAATTAGTAACAGTTATATAGCCACAAACTATTAATGATAATATAGTATATAGTGTTACTGGTATGGCTAATGCTGTTGAAGCTTGTAATATGATACACTTGCTTAACTTTAGCTATAATGGAATTAATGGAATTAGTACATTAGCACACGCTAAAAATACATTAGGCTTATCTACAGACAGTGAAGCACACGCTTAGGGATTCTTTAAAGGTGGTGCTAATTTAGCTGGTATATTGAAAGTACAAAGTACTTTAACAAGTAAGCAAAAGAATGACTTAAAAACTAGCTGGTAGACTGCTTTTAGCCCAGTTACTGGTACACCAAATGGAGTAGCTGTATTAGAGGGTAATATGGAGTTTTAGCCTATAACAGTTAATCCAGCTGATGCTTAGTTATTAGAAACTAGATAGTTTAATGTAGTAGATATATGTAGATTCTTTGGTGTATCTCCAGTAAAAGCATTTGACTTATCAAAGTCCAGTTATTCAACTGTAGAAGCTACAGAGTTAGCTTTCCTTACTGATACTCTTTCTCCACTGTTAGAAAAGATAGAGCTGGAATTTGAGAGAAAATTATATAAGCCTAGTGAAAGAGATAACATAGATGTAAGATTTAACACTGCTACATTATTAAGAGCTGATAAACAATCATTAGCAAGCTATTACAATACTCTATTTTAGATTGGTGTAATTAGTCCTAATGAGATTAGAAAAGAATTAGATTTACCAGCTTTACCAGACGGAGATAATACCTTTGTTTAGGTCAATGTACAAACTTTAAATAATGCTACTAAAGTAGTTGCAAATAACATTATAGAGAATGAAAGAAATAAGGAATAATCATTTAGAAATTAGAGCTATCACACCAGAAAGTAGATAGGTAGAAGGATATGCTTTAGTTTTTAACTCTGAATCAAATGATTTAGGAGGATTTAAAGAGATTATAGATAGTAGAGCCTTAGAAGGAGTTATAGCTAATTCTGATGTACTTTGTTTACTTAATCACAATGAGGACAAAGGAGTATTAGCTAGATGTAATAAAGGTAATGGAAGTTTAGAACTTACTATAGATGATAAAGGATTAAAGTATGCTTTTGAAGCTCCTAATACTGCTTTAGGTGATGAACTTTTAGAAGGACTTAGAAGGGGCGATATTAGTACATCCTCATTTGCATTTACTGTAGGTTCTGATAGCTGGGAGAAAAGAGCAGACGGCACTTATTTACGTACTATTAAAGATATTAAATAGCTTTATGATGTATCACCAGTTTATCACGCTGCTTATGATGCAACATCAGTTAATACCAGAGGATTAGATAACTTAAAAGAATAGGAAAAGAAAGAGATAGAAAACTATTATAAAGAACTAGAAAATAAAATTAATGGCTAATACATTAGAGTTATTGGATAAAAAGGAATAGCTTACTATTCAAGCTAAGAATATCCTTACAGCTGGTAAATCTGAATCTAGAAAGTTATCAGCAGATGAAGAAAATGCTTATAATGATTTATGTAAGCAAATAGCAGATGTTGACAAAGAAATTAGAGATATAAATGATAAGTTAAACAAAGAAACAAATAAAGTAATTAAAAGAACTATGAGTAAATTTTCATTGATTAAAGCAGTAAATGACATCGCAAATAACCGTAATTTGGATGAAAGAAGTTAGGAAGTAGTAAACGCTGGTATTGCAGAAATGCGTAAGGCTGGGCAATCATATAGCGGTCAGATTGTATTACCTATTGAAGAAAGAGGTAATATTCAAGCTACAGTAGCTACAAATGGTCAAGAAGTTGTAGCAGAAGATAAACTCAATATTTTAGAGCCACTTAGAGCTAATTTAGTAATGGCTTAGGCTGGTGCTACTTATATGAGTGGTTTAGTAGGTAATGTATCTATTCCAGTATATAGTGGTTCTAATGTAGGCTGGGCTGGTGAAGTAGATGCTGCTACTGATGGTGCTGGTAAATTTTCAGAAGTTAATTTAGAGCCTAAGAGATTGACAGCATTTATAGATATTTCTAAGCAGTTCCTTATTCAAGATTCAGTATCAGCTGAAGAAATGCTTAAAAATGATATTGTAAGAGCTATCTCTAATGAATTGGAGAAAACTATTTTAGGTAATGCTGCTGGTTCTAATACTAAGCCAGCTGGTGTATTTAATGGTGTAACTGCTGATACTACAGCTTTAGATTTTAAAGGTATTGTAGATATGGAACAAGCATTAGAGGATAAAAATGTAACTGGTAATCTTGCATTTATTGTAGCACCTAATGTTAAGGCTACTTTAAAGACTACTCTTAAATCAACTGGAGTATCTGGTTATTTGATGGAAGGTGGAGAAGTAGACGGTATTCCAGTTTATTCTACATCAGCTTGTACATCTAAAGGTATGGTATTAGGTAATTTCTCTGATTATGTAATAGGACAATGGGGCGGTATTGATTTGACTGTAGACCCATATACACAAGCAGCAAGCGGTAAAGTACGCTTAGTTATTAATGCTTACTTTGATGCTAAGCCACGCAGAGCCGAAGCATTTGCTAAGAAAGTAATTAAGTAATCTAGTCTATTTAATAAGTAAAAGCTATGTTTGTTACATTAAAAGAAGCAAAGAAACATCTTAATATAGATGATGGTTTTACTGATGATGATGCTTATATAACAACTCTTATTTAGGTAGCAGAAGATTCAGTAGCTTAGCATTTAGACATAGCTTTAAATGAGTTAATAGTAGGTGGTAAATTACCATCTGCTGTTACTCATTCTATTTTACTAATGGTTGGTAATCTGTATGCTAATAGAGAGCCAGTAAGTTATAGTACTGTAATGAAAGTACCTTATACTATGGAGTATTTATTAGGACTTTATAAACATTATAATATACCATAATATGTAGGCTGGATTATTAACGGATAGAATTATTATAGAAAAGCCAACCACTTAGCAAAATGGATTTGGAGCTAATGCTATTAAGTGGACTGAATTTGTAACTACTAGAGCTGGAGTTACTTATAGTAATGGTAATAGAGCTAATGAAAACAATGAGATAGTATATATTTATACTGTAGTCTTTAAAATTAGATATTATCACAAAGTAACGGAATTTATGCGTATCACTTGGAACGATTAGAAATATAGAATTTTATCTATCTAGGCTGATAAATATAAGTAGTTTAAAATAATTAATGCAGAGTTAATAAATGATTGAATTTGATGATAGTTAGGTATTAAATCTATTTGCTGCTTTATCTGGTAAAGATTAGACTAAAGCAATGAAAGCAGCACTTAGAAAAGCTGCTTAGATACTAATAAGAAAGACTAAAAGTAATTTAAAGAATATAGTAAAGAACTCCACTAAGAAATCTGCAAAGTATGGTAAATCTCTTTAGAGTGGTATTAAAGCTAAAGTAAACAAAGAAGGTACTGAAGCTAAGGTGCATATTATGGGAGATTTTAGACTAAAGTTTTTTGAATCTGGTACAAAAGACAGATACACCAGAGGACATAAAATAACTGGGTACGAAGGTAGACATTTAAAAAGAAGTGGAAAAGGTGGTTTTAGAGGTGTAATTACTGGAAAGAACTTTTTTAAGTCAGCTTAGAAAGAAAGTGAAAGTTAGGTATTCAGTAGTATAGATAACTTACTATCAGAATCAATTTAGAAAATAGCATCTAAGAAATGAGTAGTTTACAAATTGGTAAAGCTATATATACTATATTGGCTAAAAATAATATAAGTAAAGTGTTTCCTTTAGTTGCTGATGAAGGTACTACTTTTCCATTTATAGTTTATAAGCGTAGTGGATTAGAGCCAGCTAATACTAAGGATGTATATAACTTTTCAGAATTAGCTACTTTAGATATTATTGTAGCAGCTAATACTTATGAAGAGAGCATAACAATAGCTGAAAAAGTTAAGGATATACTGGAGCATAGTAGAGGTACTTATGCTGGTATTACTATAGAGGAAATTACTTTAGATGATGCAGATGAGGATTATTTAGAAGATACATTTATATAGAAACTAACATTTAAAATTAATATAAAATGAGTGTAATTAAAGGTAGTGATATGATGCTTTTTGTGGGTGGTAAATCTATTGGATTTGCTACATCACATAGTTTATCAATTAGCGCAGATACAAAAGAAACCAGTTCTAAAGATAGTGGTGGCAAGTGGCAAACCAGTGAAGTAGGTGTTTTAAGTTGGACTGCTTCAAGTGAAAACCTTTGTGCAGATTCTGTAGAAGGTATTGGCTATGATGATTTGTTTGGAATGATGATAGCAAGAAAGCCTATTACTGGTGTATTTGCTTTGGAAGGAAGTTCTACTAATTTAGCAGAAGGTAAGTTAGATGCTGTTAAAACTGGTGGTTGGAAAGCTAAGGCTAATGATGGATATACTGGATAGATGATTATAACATCTTTGGAGAAAAACGCTCCAAATGGAGAAAACGCAACATTTACAGTACAATTTACTGGAGTTGGTGCGCTTACAAAAGTTACAGCTTAATAATAACTAATAGCCTACTCTTTTACCCATAAAGGGTAGGCTTTATTTTTAAATAGACTATGGTTATAAATAAGAAAGAATATAAAATGAAATATACTTTTAGGGCTTTAATGCTCTTTGAGTAGATTACTAATAAGATGTTTACAATAGAAAGTTTATCAGATGAGCTAATATTTTTCTATTGCATCCTATTAGCAAGTAATCCAGATAATACTATGACATTTGACGAGTTTATGGATTATATAGATGAAGACCCTACTTTACTTACATAGTTCCAGCAGTTCCTTACTGATGAAGCTATAAAAAGAAATGTATATAGTAAAGTAGAATCAGACGAAAAAAAAAGTCTTTAACCGTTACTGAAATATACTAGACTTTAGTAATATAGTGTGGCTTATCTCCAGACTATGTATTAGATAAAATGCAAATGTATGAAGTATAGCCACTTATTACATCTATGCACTTAAAACATAGGGATAGCTGGGAACAAAGCAGAATGATAGCCTATATTATTGCATAGGTAAATAGTAGAAAGAAACTAAATCCTACAGACATTATTAAATTTGCTTGGGATAATGAGGAAGAGATGAATAAGGAAACTAGTATGAGTAATGAGGATATAGAAAGACTTAGAAAGAAAGCAAAAGAATATTCATTAAAAAATAAATAATATATGGCTGATTTTGTAACTAGAATTATACTTTAGAATCAGCAGTTTAAAAGCTAGCTGTAGGATTGTAAAAAAGAGATAGCAAGTTTAAAAGGAGCTAGTTAGTCTACTGGTAGTTCATTAGGTAACTTTAATGGTTTACTTAGTAAGGTTGGTATTAGTGCTAATGGCTCTGGTAATATACTTAGTACTTTAGGCGGTACACTTGGTAAATTAGGTGGATTCTTTGGTGTGGCTATGAGTGCTGGAGCTTTATTTAATGAAATGTTAGATAATAGCCAGACTTTAGGGGATGCTGTAGAAAGGGCGCAAACTTAGGCTGGTAGTGCTGTAGATTACTTTGCTACTTGTTTAGTAAATGCTGACTTTAGTAACTTTATAAATGGATTACAGCAGACTATAGAAGAATCTGGTAAGTTAGCTGATGCCTTAGATGATTTAGCAACAGCAGCACAATAGTTAGGGGTAATAGATGCTAGAGTAAACGCAAAAAGAGCTTTAGCACAAAAACACTATTACGAAGCTAGAACTAAAGAGCAAAAGAAAGCTGCTGTAGAGGAAATGAAAGATGCTGATAAGATGTTTGCAGAAGCTCATAGTAAGTTTGGTAAGAAAAACTTAGATACTGGTAGATAGCAAATTAGAGCTATTGTAAATCCTTAGCTTAATGGAAAACACCTTACTAATAATCAAATAGATTATTATTTCCTTAATGAAGAAAAAGCTGCTGAATAGGGTAAAAAAGCTAATAAGAAATTATAGGCTATAGTTTCAGAACGTAATAAGATACTTAATAAAGGAAAAGATACAGACTTTGACGGACCAGTAGGACATAAAGGAAGTAATCCAGTAAGTAATTTATCTGCTGCTGATAAGAAAAGATTACAGTAGCTAAATGCAAAGGAAAAATAGATTAAAGGTACTATAGGCTATGCTTATTCTAGAATAAATGAAATATAGGATAACAAAGAAAATGCACCTATGACACAAGCCAGAAATAATATTAAAGAATATTATAGCTAGCAAGCATAGGTAACATAGCTAGAAGCCAATACTGCTAGGAAGGAAGCAATGGCTGAAAGTTATAAAGGTGGTTCTAGTACCAAAAAAGGAAATAAGAAGAAAGGTAAGGGACATAAAACACCTAAAAATACAACACCAAAGAAAGTATATAAGGAAACCGCTACTACTATAGAAGCTATGGAGGATAATATAGATGTATTATCTGAAAAGCTAAAGAAGTGTGTACCTAATTCTGAATCTTATAAAGAAGTTGAATCACTTTTAGAAAAGTGGAAAGATAAACTTTCTATGGTTGGTTTTGATGCAAATGCTAAGACTATTAAAGGAATGAGTGATAACATCCAGATTCTTAGCGACAAATTACAGAACTTAGACCCTAATACTGATGCTTTCAAAGAAACTACTAATCTTATAGAGAGCTGGCAAACTAAGCTGGACGATATTAATAATAATGGCTTTAAAGATAATGCTAAGAGCATTAAGGACATTAATAATAATATTCAGATACTTAACTACAGACTAAACAAAACAGTACCTAGAACGGATGAATGGTTTTAGATTACTAAGCAAATTAAGCAATAGAAGGAATTACTAAATACATTTGCAAAAGGTTCTATAGCTGATTTGAATAATCAAATAGAAGAAATATCAGAGTAGCTATAGAATGAAAATCTTACTGTAGATGCTAGAGTTAAGTTAGAAACCACTAAGAAAGAGTTATAGGATGCTATAGATACTATTAGTGATACTACTACTATTAAGATTAAAAAGCTAGATTTTAGCACTTAGGATAAAGTTAAATCTTATGATAATGCTTAGACAAATATTAGCTCTGTTACTAATTAGCGTAATATAGGACTAATAGACAAATAGGCTGCTGATAGTTAGATAGCTGATATTAATAAGCAATTATAGGCATTAGGATTAAAGCCAATAAAAGTACATATTGAAACTGATTTTGAAAAAGACTTTGCGGATTTTAGAAATAATGCGAATGATATTATAGGTGGCTTAGAAGGTATAGGAAATGTTGTTAATAGTATAGAATCATTATCTAATGCTTTGGCTAATGGTGCTGACGCTTGGACTGTTTTTATGGGAGTAGTAGAAACTGCTACAACTATATTACAAACTGTTGGTAGTGTAATGACTGCTGTAAATACTATTACAGAATTATTAGGAGCTACAACAGCTGCTACTGCTGCTATTGATACAGCTGCAACATCTTAGGAAGTTGCCAACTCACAAGCTAAAGTAGCTGCTAACAGTGCAGAAGCTATTAGTGGTGCTACTAAATCTGGAGCTTAGTTACCTTTCCCATTAAATATAGTTGCTATTGCTGCTGGTTTAGCTGCTGTTATTGCTGGTATTGCTATGATTGGTAGCTTTGCTGATGGTGGAGTTATTGGTGGTAATAGTTTTCACGGTGATAATATGTTTGCCAGAGTAAACGCTGGAGAAATGATACTTAATAATAAACAATAGGGTAATTTATTTAGGCTACTAGATGGCGGTGGAGTTGCTTCTAATACTGGTACTCCTACAGTCAAAATTAAAGGTTCTGATTTATATGTAGCATTAAATAACTATGGTTCTAAAATGGGTAAAATACGATGATATATAATGCTGGGTTTAGAGATATTAATAATAATCTCTATACAATTAAAATAACTAATGGAACAAAAGGGACTATCTAGAGAAATCTAACTCTAGGTAGTGTACCTTTTAAAACAGAGATGGATAGTTCAGACGATACAATATATAAGCCAGTTAAATATCAGTCTGCTAGCTGTAATATAATTACACCAGATTATAACTTTGATATTTATAGCGGTAAAGCATAGGGTACTAAAATAGAATTATCAGATAGTAAAGGTATAGCTTGGACTGGCTACATTGAGCCAAACCTTTATAATATGGGATTTGAAGAAGAAAGAGAAGAGATAGAGCTTTCTTGTATAGATGCTTTAGCTACTCTACAATATATAAAGTACACAACAGATAAAAAGAAAGTAACAACCTTACTAAGTATAATTAATAAGGCTATTAAAAACTGTAATGCTTATGCTGGGTTTGTTTTTAGTGCTAACACACAACTTAATAACACAAATATAGATAGCATCTTAGATAAACTATACATATCAGAATAGAATTTTTACGATGATAAGAAACCAGAGGAATCTGATACAGATGTAGCTTGGACTTATAAAGATGTATTAGAAGAGATTTGTAAGTTTCTAGGGGTAACAGCTGTTGCTGATAGAGATTTAGTTTATTTTCTAGATTATGATGCTATTAAAAATGGAATCAATGATTATTATAAATATACTATTGATAATCCTACTCCAGAAAAAATAACAGTATCTTTTAATAAGACTATTACAGCTGATGATTATTCCAATAGTGGTGCATCTTTATCTATCGACAATGTTTATAACAAAGTAAAAATTACTGATGATTTATATACGTTTGATGAGATACTACCAGATATGTTTGATAGGGCTATTAATATTACAGCTGATTCAGATACTACTTTACAAAATTCTAATAATGCCAGTTCTGGTATGTATGGAGAAGTAGTAGCTAACAAAGTAGGTAATACTGCTGATAGTAAAAATAAGAATATGATAGTATTCTTAGATACAGTAAGGAATCCAGACGGAGGTAATAATGCTTTAAACGTAGTATTTGTTAAGTACTTTAATAATCCATACTATAAGTTTTACAAGTATGATGCTAATGGTAGAGATATAACAGATAATATTAAGTCACTAAACTATACAGATACTAAATCTATGCACGGTGCTACTATAGCTAAGTTTTGTGTTAAGAAGTTAGATGTAGGTTCAGATATTCCTTTTATATTTTCTGATTTAGTATTTAAAGTAGCTAAAGGTACAATTACTTTAGATAATTGGTTAGCAGCTAATGAATTTAGTAAGGTTGATTTTTCAGATTACATAGTATTATTAAATCCACAAAGTAATCATATTAGTAATGATAATATTACTCAATATCCATATTTACAAACAGTTGTATCTGATACTACTGCTTTATTTGGAGGAGATAATGCTTATCTTATTATTAGTGGTAATTATATGTATCACTATTACGATGATGACCCCTATCCAATTCCAGAAGGTGAATCTGATATATCAGAAGGACGGTATGCTATGGATGCTGGATAGACCTATTTAATGGCTAAATTATAGTGGGGTAACTTATATTGGAGTGGTGATTAGAAAAAAGGAAATAATGGCTGGGTAACAACAGAAACTACTTTCAAAATTCCATATATGAAAGATGATGCTGGTAAAGGAGATAGAAGGGCAGATGCAACTATGTTTAAGAATCTAAAGTTTATCAATAGTGTTAATTGGCGTATTGGTACGAACGAGCAAGGATATTTAATTACATTACCTAAAAATGGAGTTATAAGCGGTTTACCAACACTTACAGTATATAAACCATTTGACCCTAATTTTCATAGTGTAAAATCTGGAAAAGATAAAGGATAGCATTATAAACATAGTTGTGTATTTCTAAAGGATTTTAAGTTTAAGGCTATTATTGGCGACCCTACATTTAGTAAGGTTAATGATAGTGATACTATATATACCAATGATATTAATACAGACTATGTAAAAGAGCTGGGAGATATTAAATTTAAGGTTTGTACTTGGGATAATAAAAAACCAAACTACAGTTCTATAGCTATTAAAAAAACTGATGGCAGTATGGAATATCTGGATAAAACATATAATAGAGCAACTAGAGATATAGCCAGATAGGAAGAACATTTAATATAGAGAATATATAATTAGTATAATACAGCATCCGTTATTTTATAGTTACCCCTTAGAAATGATAACTATATATATGGACTGTATAGAGATACTACTATTAATGATAGAGTATTTATAGTAGACTATATAAATAGAGATTACAGAAATAATTAGGTGGATATTAAACTAATTGAAAAGAAATGATACAAATACAGAAGTATAATAAGCCTAAAGATTCTGGAAAAGATAGCCGAATTATATATAATAATGAAGGCACTACTAAATAGGGTAATTAGGAACTAGAAACACATACTATATACGGATAGCCTTATAATGGTACATAGGATGTAGGCGGTGATATGAGCAATATTACCAGTATTACCACTGTAGGCGGTGATATTAATGTAAAAGCTACTACAGACGAACAAGACAAAGTAGGTGGTAACATTAATGCAGAAGGTACTATTAGCGGTAATAAACTAACTGGAAATGATATTACTACTGATACTGGGACTATTAAGAAAGCTACTATTAATGATGTTTCTGGAGATACATTAAACTATTTAGTTGGTAAGTTTAAAGAATTGACTGGAACAAAGGCTACATTAAGTGATTTGCTTGCTGGCAACATATCAGTAGAAACTCTTACTGTTACTAAGGCAGCACACTTTTTCAGCCTTATAATAGATGAAATTAAATCTGTAGGCGGTTAGATTATTCTTACTCCAGCTAATGCTACTATAGATAAAGTAACTACAATAAATGATAACTTTAAATGTTATTGGAGAGCTACAGATGGAGATAAAAAGATATATAATCAGTTTGCTTAGAATGATTAGGTAGTGTGCCAAACATTTAATGTTGGTACAACTGATAATGTTGCTAATACCTATTACTGGAGATTATGTACAGAAGTAGGAACTGAAACTATAGAGAATGTTTTATATAACTATGTTATACTTTCTACTACTGATAAAGATACAGTTTCTACAGCTAATCCAGCTAAAGGAGATAAGATAGTATAGCTTGGTAATAGAACTGATGTAACCAGATAGAACGCTATTATACTTTCTGCTTATAATAGTAAATTCTTAGATACTGCTTTAGTAGCTCCTTCTATTGTACAATATAAAGGAATTAATGACTACAGATTAGATACACATAGATTAACCGTACTTAGTTCTGGATTAAATGAATTTACTGGTAATTTTAAAGTATCTACTGGAGAAAGAATAGAGGACTATGTAAAGCATAACGCTTATTAGGGAGAAAATAATATAGATGTAAGAGTTTACTCTGTAGACGGTAATTTAACTCTTATAAATGATAGAGAAGTAGATTTATATGTGGAAGTATGGTGTGGTACGGAAAATATAACCGACAAAATACCACCTTCATTATTTAGCTGGATTAGAGTTAGCACAAATAAGGATGCAGATACAGCTTGGAATAAAACAAAAGAAGGTATAGGAAAAACCATACATTTAACAGATAATGATGTAATTAGAAGATGTACTTTTAATTGTATAATTGATATTGATAACATTAAAACTTATTTATAATTATGGCAAATATAGCAAGAGGACAAATAACAATCGTTGATTTAAATGATGGTAAATCTATTAATCTTTTCTTATCATCTAATCAACCAGCAACACAGATTTTTAACTAGGAAAATAGTTCCTATGTACCTAATTATCCAGCAACTAACTTAGTAATATCTCCAGAAGTTTATGTATCTGGTACTGCAACAAACTAGGTAGCTAGATTAAAAGGTACTCCAGTTTGGAAGATAAACGGCTCTCCTAATCTTAATAACTTTGGAGCAACAGCAGCTACTACATCACCTTACAATCTTACAATTAAAAACAATCTTAGTAATCTTAATGCACTTTCTATAGAGTGTACAGTAATTTATGTAGACCCAGATACTGGAGCTGAAACTACAGCTAAGGCTGTTTATACTGTTACTAAGGTTGTTAATACTGGATAGTCAATTAGAGCTATTGCTTATGCACCTAATGGCACTGTTTTTAAAAATGGTAATGTAGCATCTTTAAAAGCTCATTGCGATTTGTGGAGAGGTTCAGCTATTGATAATACTAATGTATCTTATAAATGGTAGGTACTGGATGGTACTTGGAAAGATATTACTACAGCTAATGCTAATGGTATTACTAACTTTAATACAAATGAGATTACTATACCAGCTGCTGCTGTTTTAAACTTTGCTAGTTATAAATGTATTATTACTGATACAGACTCTTCTAGTGGTACTAGAAATACATCAGTAGCAGATATTATATCATTTGCAGATATGAGTGACCCATATTCAGTAGATATAGAAGCACCAGCTGGAACTACTCTTACTAGTGGTAATACATCTACTACATTAAAGGTTAATGTATGGCAGAATGGAAATCTTTTACCAGATAGTTTTTTCACTGGATTAACTTGCACTTGGTAGAAATATAATAAAGATGGTGCTTTAGATACTAGCTGGGGTACAAGCGGTACAAAGACTGGTAGAACTCTTACAGTAACTAAAGCAGAAGTAGCAGTAAAAGCTACATATATAGTAACTTTGAGTAAATAATAATTTGGAGTAGGTATAAAAGCCTACTCCATTTAAAATTAATAATATGATTAATATAGCAAGAGGACAAATAACCATATCTATATTAGAAAAAGGAGATACTGGGGCTGCTGGTAAAGATGCTGAATTTGTTAAGCTATAGTTTTACACATAGGAAGCGTATGTAGATAATAATGAGCATCTACATATTAATATTAGTGGAAGGATTATATAGGTTACTGGAAATAATATAAAAGCAGTAGCCAACCCTACAAAATATGCTATATAGGGAATAATAAAACATTCTGATATAGATTTTGATGTTACTATTAATTCTGATGGAACTTTTCGCTATATAGATAATGATGCCTCCTATGAAGGGTAGGACAATGACCCAATTACACACATTGAAATAACATTTGGTGAGAATGGTGGAATTATAGAAAGATATACAATACCAGTAACATTAATTCCATCTGCTACATTTGAAATAAAATAGGCTACAGATACAGAAGTAGCCAGTATCAAAAGCAGAATAACAGCTAATGAAACTAAGATAGCTAATAATGTAAGGTAGATAACTAATAACTATTCTACATTAAATTAGAAAGCAGATAGTATAAATTCTACTGTTACTAGTATTAAAACTACAGTAGATAAAATACCGTCAACATATACCACAAAAACAGAAATTTCATAGACGGCTAATAATATCAAATTAGAAGTAACAAATAATGTTGCAGACAAATTAAAAACAACTGGTATTAATCTTAAAGATGGATAGATAGTAGCTACATCTAATAACTTTAAAGTTATTAATGAATCTGGATAGCCTACCTTTGAAATTGATTCTAAAGGTAATTTAATAGGTAGTGGAAGTGCTAGATTTTAGGGGTGTGTATCTTATGGAAAAACAATAATCACTAAAGAAAACTTTGAGTATTATATATAGAGAGGTAGTTATAGTGGACTTAGATTAGATAAAGTAATGCCTAGAATTTAGATAGGTAATAATGAAGAGCCAGTAGGAGGAACTAGAACATACCTACCTTAGCAAAATTTATCATTACCTTAGATGTTTATTAGTACAGTAGATGGGGACGCTTTTATGGGTGGTATGAGTTTAGGCTTAAAAAAATCTGAATGGAATGAGATATGTAGAGGATTTGCTGGGAACTTTTTTTATATATACAATAAGATAAACCCTAAATATCCAGCTAATACCATTAGTATTTATGGGGATATTTCTGGTATGCCACTCTCTTATACATCATACATAGATATAAAATCTGGACAATTCTTAGTATTAAAGTGTGAAATTGGTATAGAGAAGAAAAGTACTTAGGAGTGCTTAGTCTGGAAATATGTAAACTTAGGTAAAATTTCTATATAATTAATGGATAAATGGTAGACTTTAGGCATTAAGGATAAAATATAGTATAGTATGGCAATAATACTAGTGATTAGTGGTATAGCTATTGCTTTTCTATCCTTTTTCCTTAATGCTTTTAATATAGCCACTGGAGTATTAATATACATAGCTTAGGCTTTTATTACTGCTGGTGGTATCTTTGGAGTAAGTATTTACTTTAAAAGTAAGATAGGAGAGTTTGAAACAAAAGCTGATAATAAGATTATAGATGTACTTACTGATGCTTTACATAAAATATCAAATGATAATAGTAGTAAAGAGAACGGCAAAAATGAATGATTACACTATAGGTAATCTATATATAGATGGATAGTTTTTCTGCAATACATTAGAAGATACTGATAGAGGATTAAGTGATAGTTAGAGTTTACTATATATTAAAGCTAAAAAGATATTTAGTAAGACAGCTATACCTACTGGAACTTATAAAGTAGAACTTACTTATAGTTCTAGATTTAAAAGAATATTACCATTAATAGTAGGGGTTAAAGGATTTGACGGTATAAGAATCCATTAGGGTAACTTTCCTAAAGATACAGAAGGTTGTATATTAGTAGGAAAGAATACTTTTAAAGGTGGTGTATTTGACAGTAAAGAAACATTAGAGAGATTGTTAAAGAAAATAGAAGGATAGAAAGATATTATTATAACTATAGAATAAAAATTAGGCTGGTACTTTGTGTATCAGCCTTTTTTAGTATCTTTGTCCCTATGGATATTCAAAGTAGAGAAGATTATTATGATGAGCCATTACTGGAGTATGTAGTGGACTTTGCTAATAAAGTGTTTCCCACTTATGACGGAGAGGGCTTTTATGAGTCTAATATGCCAGATTTATTTGGTATTAGATATGTAAAAGGAATGATAAAGCCTATTGGCTTTGATAAATACTTAGATGATAAACTAGAAATACAATCTACTTTAGATGCTTTTGGCTTAGATTCTAACAAATTCTGGTATCTCTGTTTATTCCTTAAAGACTATGTAAAAGGACAAACAACAAATGCAATAAAGACTAATCCAACACATAGGGAAGAACTATCTAATTTGTTAGATGAATTAAATAAAATGAATATAAATATAAAATATGACCGTATATTATCAGCTGAAAAAGGTGGGGAACTTTCCTTTAAAGTAGAAGGTGGCAAAAAGGTTGTTATTACCGATAAGACAACTTTAATATATATAAATGTAGCTATAACTACTTTTATGGAGAAGTATAATAACATTTTAGATAAATCAACATTAGATATAAAAGCAACTACCAGCCTATCATTAATATATCAGATATATCTATTTAATAAGTATCTTAGTATATTTCTAAAACCCTTAGTAGCTAAAAAAGGAACTATAGCATCTAAAGATAAATCCTTCTTAATATCTAAAATGATATATGTACTTAGTATCTCTGATGATGTTAAATTTATAACGGAATATAAAGATAATGGTGATAAACTAAATCATCTAAAGAATCTTCTAAGTAGATATAAGAACATAAAAATACCAACGCTAAATAGTATTTATTGGTAACTACATTATAACACTCTATTTTTAGGGTGTTATTTTTTTGTCATTTTTTACCCCTTAGTCTATTACTTAATATTCTTTTCTATCATAAATAACTGTTATATCTTTGCAGCCGAAATAAACAAATCTGGTGCTTAATACGACCACCAAAGCCACATCAGAGGAGTTATAATAAATCTGGCTTAGGAGGATTATTAAAATGAAGAGTATAGTTACATATTCAGAGTTAAAGAACAATGGTAAAGAAATAGCTTTTGTAGCAAACAATAGAAACCTAAACAAAGCTAACCTAAAAAGCATTTGTAAGACTTACCAACAGTTTCACACTAACATTTCTCCTATCATTTATGTATCTGGAGAGAAAGCCCAGAAAGAAGGCTTAAAAATGATAGATGCTATTACTGGAGAAAATATAAATAATCCAGAAAATTATGTAGTTATTGTTGACGGACAGCATAGATTTATAGCACGTAGAAAGACTATTAAAGTATCTGATAGTGGAAAAGAGTTACTAAGAGATACAGATACTCCTACTGTAGATGATAATAAGTTACTATTTATGGAATGTACTGTAGATGATTCTATTAATAATATCTTAGGTGCTGCTAACTATGCTGCTAAGACTTGGCAAACAAATGATTACTTAGTTGGTGCATCAATGGATAGTACAGACGAAGCTACTAAACTATCTGGAGAATTAGTAAAGAGAGGATTTAAGGCTAGTACTATAAGCCTTATAATGTATGGTAAAGCTGATAAACTAAAGAGTGCAGACTTAAAAAGAGCCTATGAAGATAAAGCACTTAATCCAAATGGATTAGATTTAGATAGAGCTAAAGAATTTTTAGATATAACTAATAAGCAATTTAAAGATACAGTAATTAAGAAACGTTACCTTATTCAAGCAGCTTTAGAGTTAGGCAATGATAAGCTAAGAAATCTAACAGAAGAACAAATAAAGGAGATTAGTAAAGCGAAAACCAAAGATGAAGTAATATCTATTATCAATAAGTAA